AGGAGAAGACATGATTCCTGACACAGGAACGATGTTAAAACAGGATTTTGGATGGAAAACACAGCCTTCAAAGACGTACCGGGTAGATGGGGACCGGATACGGGGGACTGTGGATGGAGTGGAGGCAGTCCGGCAGACGGTTTACTGTATCTTAAATACCGAACGGTTTGAGCACCTTATCTACAGCTGGAAGTACGGTGCTGAGTTGGGGCACCTGGTAGGAAAGCCCATGGGGCTTGTGGAATCAAAATTAAAAAAGAGGATAAGGGAAGCATTGACGCAGGATACGAGAATCCAGAGCGTGGATGCTTTTTCTTTTACACGGGATGGACGCAGGCTTCTGGTGCATTTCACCGTCAATACGGTCCAGGGGAGTTTTGAGGCGGATAAGGAGGTGTCGCTGTAGTGTATGAAGAAATAACCTATGAGGATATCCTGAGGCGGATGCTGGAACGGGTGCCAAAGGACATGGACAAGCGGGAAGGCTCTATCATCCATGATGCGCTGGCTCCGGCGGCAGTGGAGATACAGCTCATGTATACGGAGTTGTATGCAGTCCTGAACGAACTGTTTGCAGATACAGCTAGCCGCGGGTACCTGATTAAGCGCGCGGCAGAGCGGGGGCTGTCCCCTAAAGCGGCCTCCTATGCAGTATTAAAGGGTGAATTCAGCCAGGATATCCCCATTGGGAGCCGTTTTTCTTTGGAAACTCTGAACTACATTGCAGTAGAGCGTCTGTCGTTTGGAGTTTACCAGATGCGGTGTGAAACCATTGGGTCAGCTGGAAATACCTTATTTGGGACTCTGGTTCCAATCGAATATATTAAAGGACTTGAAAGGGCGGAGCTAACGGAGCTTTTGATTCCAGGTGAGGATGAGGAGGATACGGAGCGGTTTCGCAGCCGGTATTTTAACAGCTTGGATTCCCAGGCATTTGGAGGAAATATTTCAGATTATCGGGAAAAGGTGAACGGAATTGCGGGAGTAGGAGGCGTAAAGGTATATCCGGCCTGGGACGGAGGTGGGACGGTGAAGCTGGTGATCATCAATTCAGATTTTGGAGTAGCATCTGATGAGTTAGTCCAGCGTGTTAAGGATACGATGGATCCGGAGGCAGATTCAGGAAAAGGATATGGCTTGGCTCCTATTGGCCACAGAGTCACGGTGGAAGGAGCAAAGGAAGAACAGGTGTCGGCCACTTTCACAATTATGTATCAGACGGATTATAGTTTTGAACGGTGTAGGGAGGATATAAATAAGGCTGTTGATGATTACCTTCACGAGCTTAACCAGTCCTGGCAGGAAGACGGGCAGACCATCGTGCGGGTGTCGCGACTGGAAAGCCGCCTGCTGGATTTGGAGGGGATCCTGGATGTGTATGACACCATGATAAACGGAGCTCCGGGGAATTATGTCATGCCTTCCGGATCCATTGCGGTAAGGGGTGATGTGGTTGGCTGATACCGTAATGTGGGAGCGTGTGATTAACCTTCAGGAATATGTTCCGGAGTTCTTACGTGGAGTGAAAGAATTGCAGCATTTGTTCTGGGCGGAGGAGGAAGAACTGCGCCGGCTGTATGAACAGATGGACGAATTATGGTCCGACAGCCTGCTCCAAGAAGCAGGCTGAACGGAATCCGGCGATATGAATCCCTTCTAAGGCTCCGGCCTATCCGGGGGACAGCCTGAAAGAGAGGAGGGCGGCGGCGCTGTTAAAGTGGAACCAGCAGCTGCCCTATACCCTTCCTAGACTGATGGAACGGCTGGACTCGGCGGTGGGCAGAGAGGCTTATGAACTGCATGTCAGACACCGTGTGTATGAGCTGGAGCTTCTGGTGATAGATGAGTCATACCGAACGCTGCGCAGCGTAAGGGACATGACCCGGGAAATGATACCGGTTAACCTGCTGTTTCTCTTTGGAGGGAAGTATCCGGCGCGGCTGTCAGTTAGAATAACAGCCGAAAGCCGCCTGGAGCTGGCGTCTGACTTCTATGCGCGGTATAACCGTGAGTTTTTATACCTTGACGGCACTTGGCTGCTGGACGGGGGCTATTCTCTTAACGGATACAGGGAAAAGGAGTTCCCGGACTTATATCCGGCGCGGCTGGCAGTGGCGGGCAGTTTCCATACGCCCTGCTCCTGTGGCGTACCCGACGTGAAAAGCATGACGGACGCCAGGGCGGCGCGGATACCCGGACGATACTGCAGGTGGAAGGCGCGGCGAAAAGCAGCCAGGAAAGCCGGAATGTGATGGCAGTACAGGCCGGAATACAGGCCCGGCCGGATATGGAGTTTCACCTGCGGGTAGAAAAGGATCTGTGGTATCTGGATGGGATGTACCTGTTGGATGGGACTAAGTTATTGGACGCAGAGATATTTAAATACAACCTATAGGAAAGGATGGGATACGATGGCACAAGGAGTCATTACGGAGACAGGAAGGAAAAAACTGTGCAGGGCGCATTCGGGGGACCAGTCCCTTGCGTCTATAACACAGATGGCTTTTGGCAGCGGAGGCGTGGACGCGGACGGGAACGTGATTGAAACCACGGGAGCAGAGACCGCCCTAAGGACAGAACTGCTTAAAAAGGATGTGGACAGCCACGCTTATACCGATGAGAAGGAAACCACCTGCCGGTACACGGTGAGGCTTGGCAGGGCAGAGCTGGCAGGTGAAAACATTTCAGAACAGGGCCTGTTTGATGCGGATGGCGATATGATCGCATATAAAACCTTTCTGCCAAAGGGAAGGATGATGATATGGAATTTATATTTGATATGGATGAAGTATTTTAAGGAGGCGCAGGAATGGCAGATTTACCAGTGACGGAATACCCAAAGTTTTCAGAAACCATGGAGCAGATAACAAACAAAGACCGGGCGGCGCCTGATACGTTTAATCCCCGGTATCAGGTATTGCTGGATAATGACAATTACTTGAAGCAACAGCTTGAAACACGCACCAGGGAAGCAGAAATAACTCTTTTGGCGGCCAACTGGAGCGCAGCGGCGCCATACACCCAGACTGTGGACGTGCCAGGACTGAAGGAGACGGATAAGGTGCAGATAATGAGCGCGGTTACAAAAGACACCCCCGCAGAAACGTCTAAGAGCTGGGAGAAGATGGCGGGGATGATAAAGGCCGGGGAAGCGCTGAATGGCCAGGCGGTGTTTTACTGTCTGGAGAAGAAACCAACGTCGAATTTTAATATTAAGCTGTTGGGGGTGAGTGAAAATGAGTGATATTTTGATACCGGCATCATCAGGAGGGGTTAAATCAGATGATGTTACAACCATTCTGGCTCATGTACTGGCCGGAGAAACCGCCCTGACCTCAGACAGCGGAGACGAGCCCGGGGTCGGCACAATGACGGTGAACAGTTTACTGTCTTTTAGCTGTGCCGCCTATTCTGGCAGACGTGTTCTGGCAAAATGGCAGAATCCAAAGGCGGCGAAAGGAAAACCATACAGTGGCGTGTATATCCGCTGCAGCGCCAGCGGATATCCCGGAAAGACCGGGGGGACGCAAGTTTATAAGGGGGCCGGAAACAATACAGTGAGTGAGGGGCAGTCCCAGGCGTATTTGGATTTACCGAATCTTAACACTGCATATTACCTGAGCATCTATCCCTATGTAACATGCAGCGCCGGGGAAATGACCGGAGATGTACGTAATGCGACAGTAAAAACCTCTGGCTTGCTGAACGTGACAATAAAAGGCACACAAACTTACATAATACCGGCAGGCTTTAAAACAATGGATATATTCTGCGTTGGAGGCGGAGGCGGAGGAGGCAGCTCCAGAGCAGCGTGGGAAAACGGAGGCGGAAGCGGAGGCGGTGGAGGCTATACCGCAACAAAATTAAAGCAGTCCGTTAGTTCCGGGCAGACCCTGGCCATTACAGTAGGGGCGGGGGGAACGGGGGCTGCGATAAACTCAACTGCCCGGGGAGGCACAGGGGGCGTTACGTCTGTTGGGTCCATATTAAGCGCTTCAGGAGGAGAAGGGGGAGGCTTTTCGCTGTCTGGCGGTAGGGGAGGTTCAGGCGGAGGCGGAGCCTCTTACAACGCATATGGAGACAACCGCAAAGGTGCAAACGGAGGCTCAAACGGAGGAGACGGAGCCGCATCTTCCATGGCCGGAGGCAAAGGGCAGGGGACGACAACCAGAGCCTTTGGAGAATCCTCAGGCACGCTATATGCCGGAGGGGGCGCCGGAGGAAGCTGCGGCTACTCAGTGTATGCTGAAACGCAATATAGTGGATACGGGGGAGCTGGAGGCGGAGGGGATTCGCTTAACGGACGCGGTTCGACTGACGGAAGTCCAAACACTGGAGGCGGAGGGGCAGGGGGATATATGTCGGAAAACGACCATACTGCCTCACCGATGATAGCCGGTAAATCAGGAGGCAGCGGGGTTGTTCTGCTTCGGTTCTATTAAGGAGGTAAAAGAAAAATGGTAGCGCATGAAGTATATGCACAGATATACAACGAAACGGTTATGACTGTCTGCGTGGCATACAGCTACGAGGATGCCAGCAAGGTAGCGCGGGCGGTATATGGAGAGAACGCCCTTGCGGTGGACTGCCTGCAGTATCCCTGTGAGGCCGGGGATAAGTACATAGATGGGATATTTTATAAATCAGACGGGATAACGCCAATTAAATATGTCCCCACTCAGGAACAACAGGTGGCCCGGCTGACAGAGGAATTGACGGCAGCACAGCTGGCTCTCGCGGAACAGTATGAAGCGAACTTAGCGCTGCAAGAGGAAGTGACCAACACCCAGCTGGCGCTGGCAGAAATCTACGAAGGAATGGAGGTGTAAAAGATGGCAAGTTATATGGCTGCGGTCTACGCGGACCTAATCCGGAAAGGCAAAAAGACAATTGAACAGGCGCCGGGGAAATTAAGGGCGGAAGTCGAGGCGATACTTAATGCTTAGGCTGCTGCTCTTTTTATTATTGAGGAAGGAGGTGGACACTATGGCAGTTATCTATGCGACCTTGATTGTGAAGGGGAGGAAGACATTCGGGCAGGTACCGGATAGAATTAAGGACCAGGTGCGCCAGGTGCTGGTTGACCTGGAGTGTGAAGAACTGATTACAGAGTAAGGAGACATCATGGGCGTGATAACACAATACATAAGTGCTCATTGGGTGGAGTGGCTGTTTGTAGCCATCTCCACCCTTTTAGGATTTGGGTACCGGCAGATACTCAAAAGACAAAAGGAGGAGTCCATAAAGACGGAGGCCCTCCATGACGGTATACAAGCCCTCCTGCGGGACCGGATTATCCAGGCCTACAATCACTACCAGGACAAAGGATACTGCCCTATCTATGGGAAGGAGAATGTAAAAAGGATGTATGACGCATATCATGCCCTGGGAGGTAACGATGTGGCGACAGAACTTAAAGACAAGCTTATGAAGATGCCGGAGGAGCCGGCGGAAAGAGAGGAATAGGATATGGATTTTGGAATTGCAAGTGTAGCAGGAATCACCGTGATATGTTATTTGGCTGGAATGGCCTGCAAGGCAACAGCGAAGGTTAAGGATGAGGCAATACCAGTTGTGTGTGGAGCGGCAGGGGCCGCCCTGGGAGTAGCTGGAATGTACACCATGCCGGAATTTCCGGCTGCGGATGTTATTAACGCCCTGGCCATCGGAATCGTGTCTGGCCTGGCGGCAACAGGAATTAATCAGGCAGTCAAGCAGCTTGGAGGAAACAAAGCGTAGATGGAGGCGGTCCATTATCTCCCCGCCGCCAGGGTTAGGGCGGCAGCAACCATTAATTAAAACACGAAAGCGAGGATAAGACGATGGGAATAACCAATAAGCACGCAGCGAAGATACCGGGTAACGGAGGTTATGCGGGAGACGGCCCAGACCGGGCACAGAAGCAGCCTGCCCCCTACTTATATGACGCTCCTGCGGACGTGCCGCACCCTGGCAAGCACCAGAGTGGCGCAGGCGGCCCATCCGACCGCGACAATAACGGTGTGGATGACGGTGAGGAATAGGCGTTGCGGCGCCGCAACAGTTG